ACAAGTTCAATCACAAAGTGGTTTGAGTGCATTTAGGGTAGTAATGGATGAAAGTAATAATACACCTGACACAATTGATAGAAATCAATTAGTTGGACAATTATTCTTACAACCTACAAGAACTGCTGAGTTTATTGTATTAGACTTTACAATACAACCTACTGGTGCTTCTTTTCCAGAGTAATAGTTAATTAAAATAACTAAATTAAAGGGATTTATTTAAATATAAATCCCTTTTTTTTATAATTTTAGATATTTATATATGAAAGTAAAGGTTTAAGTATTTTAATAGGAGAAATTCAATGGCTGAATTATTAGAACCACAAGATATTATGTTTACCCCCTTTGAGCCAAAGCTCAAAAACAGATTTATTATGCAAATTGATGGTATCAATGCATACTTAATTAAAACTATGAATCGTCCTCAAATTGATTCAGATGAAGTGATTTTAGAACATATGAATGTAACAAGATATGTTAAAGGTAAGTCAAGATGGCAACCATTAGAAATTACTTTATATGACCCAATCGTACCAAGTGCATCACAACAAGTGATTGAGTGGATAAGACTACACCACGAATCAGTAACTGGTAGAGATGGATATTCTGATTTTTACAAGAAAAATATTACATTTAACCTTTTAGACCCAGTTGGAGCTGTAGTTGAAGAATGGGAATTAAAAGGTGCGTTTATTCAATCAGCTAATTTTGGTGATTTAGATTTTTCTACATCAGACCCAGTTGAAATATCATTAACATTAAGATATGATTACGCAATCCTTAAATTCTAATAAATACTTAAACTAATATATGAGAAAACCCTTGAAATAAAAATCGAGGGTTTTTTTATTTTATATATATTTATATATGGAGATGTTAAAATGAAAACAACATTTGAAGAAATAATAGACATAGTTTTAGAACACGAAGGCGGTTATGTGAATGACCCTGACGATGCTGGTGGTGAAACCAAGTATGGAATCGCTAAAAGATGGTATCCGAATGTGGACATTAAAAATCTTACCAAAGAACAAGCTAAAAAAATCTATCATACAGACTATTGGAGACGGGGTAAGTGTGATGATGTTCCTCCACAATTAAGACATATATACTTTGATATGTGTGTTAATTTCGGTAGAAGAGGAGCTGTTAAGGTTTTACAACAAGCTGCTAATTCTAAAAATAGAGATAAAATTGAAGTAGATGGTGGATTGGGACCAGCTACATTAAATGCTGTACAAAACATCTCATTAGATAGAGTAAGAGCATACAGAGTTTTAAGATTCGCAAACATAGTTATAGATAAACCAAATCAAGAGAAATTTTGGTTAGGTTGGTTTAGACGAGCATTGGAGGTATAAAATGGCAGAACAAAAGTTCCCAAGTGAAACAGTTGATTTACCAAGTGAGGGTAGGTTATATCCAGAAGGACATCCTTGTAAAGATGGAAAAATAGAAATTAAATATATGACAGCTAAAGAGGAAGATATTTTAACATCACAAAACTTAATTAAAAAAGGTATTGTGATTGATAAACTATTAGATTCATTAATATTAACAGAGGGTGTTAAAGTTGATGATTTAATCATAGGTGATAAAAATGCCGTTATGGTAGCGTCTAGAATACTAGCATATGGTCCAGAATATAGTTGTGAAGTAACAACACCAACAGGTGTTACATTACAACATACATTTAATTTAGCTGAATGTCCATTTAAAAAACTTCCAGATGGTATTACAGAAAATTTATTTGAAGTAAAACTTCCAATATCAAAAAAGAAAGTCAAATTCTCTATCTTGACAGGTAAGGATGAAAGATTAATCGATAAAGATTTAGAGGCATCTAAAAAAGTAGGAGCTATTTCACCTGAATTAACTACAAGATTAAGATATGTGATAAAAGAAGTTGATGGCGATAATTCTCCATCAGCTATTAATGATATATCTCAAAATATGTTAGCTAGAGATTCAATGCATTTAAGAGAAGAAATAAAAAAAGTTTCACCTGATATAATGTTAGAACAAGAGGTAGAATCAGGAGGTGAGTCCGTCAAGGTAAATATACCAATGACGGCCAACTTTTTTTGGCCTGACGCCTAGTGACAAAGCAGAAATTCACGAACAAATATTTCAGTTAATATACTATGGAGAAGGTTTTATACACTCTGATGTATATGATATGCCTGTGTATTTAAGGAATTTTTATTATAAGAAATTAGCTGCAGCGAAGAAAAAAGAACAAGATGAAGTTAAAAAAGCTAATCAAAAAAATAAATCAATCTCACGACCTGCAATCAATCCAAGATTTAAAAGGTAATTTTCTACATATTTGATATTTATATATGAATAGATACACCTAAATAGGAGAGTAATGTGTCAAAGAAAAAATCATATATGAATAAATCAAATCTTATCAATGAGGGATTTTTTGATAAAATAAAATCATTTCTTAGAAAAAGACCTAAACCCAAAGGTAAACAAAAAATAAGTTTTTTAAACGGTATTAAACTTGCCCTTAAAGTATCTGATTTAAACAAATCAGTAGATAGATTTGAAAAGGCTATAAAAAAAGAATTAGGTGATGATTATCCTGATTTACCAAGATACACACCAGAGGACTTTTTAAAGTAGGGGAATTATTATGGCAAATGGTGGAAGATTGTTTGTGTCTAAAAAAGAACTCGCCATAATGGAGGAGTTAAAAAAGAAACAACAAGAAATCATAGATAAGAAAAAAGAAGCTAAACGAATCGCAGAAAAAGAAGTAGAAGAAATAAGAGCGATGAAAAAAGCCTATGAGGAATCTGGTAACGAGTCTTTAAGACTTACTGCTGCTATGAAAGAAAGACTAGCTGTTATTGATGCAGAAGAAGCTGGAGTAAAAAAGCTAGCGGAAGAAGATAAGAAGAGAACAGAGGCCACAAAAGAGACCTCGTCTTTAGAAAAATCATTAAACAAAACCATAGCTAGAACTCAAGGAGTAAAGAAAAAAGACGCACAGCTGGGAAAAGCTGCTTTAGATGCATTAAGAGAGAGATTTGCAATAGGGGGAATGCAAGAAGATTCATTTCAGTCTCAAGCTGCACTTCTTGAAGATATAGCCTCAGGTAGTATTACTTCTGAAGAAATTGCAAAAAGACAAGCAGACTTAGGTGAAGATACTTCTGAGTCAATGAGTGAGTATCTTGAACAGTCAAAAAAACGACTTAAAACAGAAGAATTTTCTAAAAAAGCTATGGGTGAATTTGATAGTGTTTTAGGTGGTATGGGTGGAAAAATAAAAGGATTTATTACCAATCCATTGACCATAGCTACAGCTGCATTGTTAACATTCAATGCTACACAAAAAGCTATTGGTGACCAATTTGGTGCAATTGGTGTAAAAGAATTTAGAGGTGACTTAGCTGAAGCGAGTGCAGAATTTACAGCTTTGGGTATGAGTGCTGCAGATGCACAAGTGACTATATCAGCTATAGCTAATGATTTTGGTGTTGGTGTTCGTGAATCAAAGGAACTTGCTAACAACGCTGCTCGGTTAGCAGTCTCAACCGCAACATCAAAAGAAGACGCTGGTAAATTAATTGGAATATTTACACAAACTCAAGGTTTAAGTGGTGAACAGGCAGAAAATTTATTAGCTTCAGCGACATCATTAGCAAATGCGAACAATGTTGCACCTGATAAAGTATTAGGTGATGTTGCAAAATCAACAGAGTTTTTTGCAAAATTCTCAGCTGATGGTGGTGAGAACATATTAAAGGCTGCAGTTCAAGCTAAAAAATTAGGATTAGAATTAAGTGCTATTGAAAAAATAACAAGTGGTTTGTTGAATTTCCAAGAATCTTTAAATGCAGAGAATGAAGCTTCTATTATGATTGGTAGAAGATTAAACTTTCAAAAAGCAAGAGAATTAGCGTTAGCTAATGATGTAACAGGTGCGACTGCAGAGGTGGTTAAACAACTTGGAAGTGCAGAAGAATTTAATAAATTAAATGCTTTACAAAGACAAAAATTAGCAGCAGCTGCTGGTTTGGAAGTAGGTGAATTACAAAAAATTGTAAATAAAGAAAAAGAAGCATTGACTTTACAAGGTGCACTATCTAAACAAGAAATTAAACCAGTTCCAGAAGAAGTTTTGACACAAACTGCACAATTAATTTCTAATTTACAATCCATTGGTATCACACTAGCTGAAGTTTTAGGGCCTCCATTGAATTTAGTTTTTGGTGTATTTAATGGACTTGTAGGTTTATTTAAAGAAGGTATTTCAGTTATAGAAGAAAATATATTATTATTTGGTACTTTGACTGGGGCATTGGTGCTATACAATGCTCAAGCTTTAATCTCATTCGCAAGAGCAAAGGGAGTGGCGATTGCAGAGGCAATAAGGTCAGCATTCTCAGGTTTTAGTGGTGGTGGGCCAATTGGTATCGCTCTTAAAATAGCTGCTGCTACTGCTGCGGTTGGTTTCATAAGTAAAATGACAAAAATGAAAGATGGTATAATAGGTCCTGGAGGTGAAACCATCGTAAGTGGTAACAAAGGTTCAGTCGCATTAGACCCTCAAGATTCTATGTTTATTACAGCTGGAACAAATTTACTTGGAAATGGTGGTGGTGGTTCAAGTACTGATACATCAAAATTAGAACAAAAACAGGATAAACAAAATGAGTTACTTACTGGAATGTTAAATACATTAGATGGTGCATTGGGTGATGGTGGCCGAGGTTTAGCTACTAAGTTAGCTGGTGGTGTAACTACTGGTATTGATGAAAGTGCCCAAGCTTAGGAGAAAATAATGGGTTTAGAAAATTTAAAAAGTATATTTCAAGAACAATTAAATAATAGTATTGAAGAATTTTCATCAAATGTAATAACTGATGTGAATGGTACGAAGTTCACACAATTCAAAACAACCCCATTGGGTGAATTAATAGGAGAATCGCCAATTCAAGGTATGAGTTGGGAATCACTATATGATTCAAATCACTCACCAAAAGACAATCCATCTCATAAAGGTTTAGTACCAATAAATTATCCAAATGTAAGTAGAGATAATTTAAATATAAGAAATTCAGAGGATGGACGATTTGGATTTGCTGGTTCTGGAAGAACATCAGTAATTAGTGCAGTTGGAAAACTTATAGGAAAAGTTCCATTTTTAGAAGGAGATGTTACAGAGTTTCTAAAAGATACAGGAAAAGAACCTTATATAGTTAGTAATATTGGTAGTGGTGGTAGATTAATTAATTCAAACTTTTTAGGTAGAGGACTTCCAGTTGAAAGAATGTTGACTGATACTGTGAGGATAGGTAAATTTTTAACCTCACCTGATGGTTTGTTATTCATAGGAAAACAAAACATATTAGCTTTACAACAAATACCACTTACACAAGATTTAAATCGAACTCAATTATTTAACGCTGGAGCAAGAGACTTTGGTGCTAAGTTTAATTTATCATACAAGGCATTTTATAATCCACTATCATCATTGATTAGTACTTTTGGTAGAGCTGGTGGAGGACCTGCTGGTAAAATTAGTAAAACTGAGCCGGGTCTTGCTGGTTTGATAAGTTCAATACCTGGTTTAGACGCTTTTGGTGATGTATTTGATTCTGCATATCCAAAATTTCAAACTGAGAATTATTCTGAAGGTTCACAATTAGCTAACATTATTGAATTTGGAAGAGCAATTGATTTACAATTTGCACCAAAAACTCTTTTTGAATCTGATTTACGAACAACAGATAATAATCCAAGAAAAGATAGTAAATTTGGTGATGGGAAATTATTTTTAGGTAATAAAAACCCTTATTCACCAGATTTAACAAATGATGGTTATTCAATTGAGGACACATTTAGACCTAGAGATGAAAGTTCAGATTCTAAATTTGGTGGAGATATACAAACACTATTACCATTTGGTGCTATAAAACAGAAATCAGAGGAAGAATTAAAAGAAAATAAAAGAGACCAATATGAGGATAAACTTGAAGACGCATTTAAAGAACAATCTACTGATTGGGTTCAACAAAAAAATGGAATGCCTTTTTATTTCAAAGATATGAGGGATGGAGCTTTTGTTTCATTTAGAGCTTATATTGAGGGGTTAACTGAAAATATAGCTCCACAATACACTTCAACACAATACATTGGAAGAAGTGAACCTGTTTATGTCTATGGTATGGCTGAAAGAGACATCAATTTTACTTTAAAAATATTTGCACAAACAAAAAAAGAATTATCATCTATTTATAAAAAAATGAATAGATTAACATCAATGTGTTATCCTGAATATTTTACAGATGAAACAGTCAACTATGGAAATAGGATGAAACCACCATTAACAAAATTAAGAATGGGTGAATTATTTGGAACGACTAATAATGAATTAATGGGATATATTAAATCTTTGTCTTACAATATAGACCAAAGTTCACCATATGAGGTTGATAATGGAAAAAGAGTTCCAATGCATATAATCGCGACAATTGGTTATCAAGTTATTCATTCAACAGCTCCACAATTAAAAGGTGTTGACGGACAAGAAGATTACAAATATTATGGTTATGTAGGAGATACAGATGTCTAGATATGATACTACAAAAAAAAATAAAAAAAATAGAAAAAGTTATTATTCAACTACTGTTTATAAAAAAGTAGAGGAAAAAAATACTGATAGTTATTTTATTGCTCAAGAGGGTGATAGATGTGATAATTTAGCTCATAGGTTTTATGGTGATTCAACACTTTGGTGGTTTATAGCTCATATCAATAATTTAACCACTAACAATATTCCCGCAGGAACATCATTGAGAATACCAGCCACTACACAAGACGCTAAGGGTTCATAAAATGATTAACAAAAGAATTTTTGGTACACCCATAGCTGACAAAGTTAAAGAAAAGCTTGAAGCTAGACAAGCCGTCAATACTGAAGTTAAGTTTGGTGATAGTGTTGATATACCTAATAGTGTTAATGTTTCTTCGAGAACACCATTTGTTCGTATGTGGACATCAGTTAAGTATGTTGAAGTCGGAGAAGTATCTGAAATTCTTGAAGAAATAGAGCCTGAAGCTTTAGATGAAGAAAAAATTAAACAAATTCAAGAAAAGGGAGTTAAATCAAAATATGGTCAAAGTTATCCAAGAGCGACCATTGAACCTATTTATGAAAATGGTACTGTAACAAAATATGTTATAAAAACAAATGATAAAGATAGAGAACAAGTTGATTATGTTAGAACAATATATGAAATTGGTAATCATGTTTATAATGAAAGTTATGGTGAGACAGAAGTTAATGAACAAACACAAAATTTAGACAATAATGGCGGTTCAGGACTTGGTTCACTATTCCCACCTGAATTACAAACTAATCCGTTACTAAAACCCAACACGGGTATTACATCAATTTCATCAGAGACTCAAGGTGGTATGGGGTTGATTAAAAAAACAGTTGTAAATTTTACAGTTCACAACTTTTATGATTTTGATAGAATTTATACAAAATATTTTTTAGTACCAGGAGCACAAATTTTTGTAGACTTCGGATTTTCAGATATTGATAATTTGTATAGACCTGAAACAATGATTCAAGACGCTGCAAAAGAATCAAGTGGGGGTATTCAAGAATTTCTGTATGGTGAAAAAAATCTTGGCCAAAAAGAGGGGTTTATCACGAAAAATCAAGGTGATGTTGAGGTATTACAAGGCATAGTGACGGATTATAGTGCAACTGTTCAACCAAATGGTAGTGTGAATTGTTCAGTTACTTTATCATCAAAAAATAGTGCTTTGTTGTCATTCACATCTGATGAAGATAAAGTTATTAAAGTAAAAGAAATTCTTTCAAAAGGTATTGTTTATCTTGGACTATTAGCTGTGGTTGGTCGTATGATAAAACCTAAAAAATCAGCTGGTGAAATTGTATTTGGTGCAGAGTCACCAGCCTATAAAGATTTAGAACAACTCACTCAGACACCTAATGCAGACTCAACAGCTCAAGATATTGAAACATTTAATAAAAATTTGATGATGTTAGCTGCAAAAAGATTATCTGGTGCTGGTGGGCCCGAAGGTGATTCCATTAGAACGGGTGTTTTTGTTGAAAGTGTGGAGTCTGACAATATTTATATAAATTGGGGATTGTTTGAGGATTTAATTATTAATTCACAATTTGGTTTTGGTAAATCTGAAGAAGAAATAAATGAAGGTCAAAATTTTGAAGTGAAGATGAACTCTGAATCTGCGTTTACCATTTGGAGTCCAAAATATAAAGAAAAACAATATGTTTTATTTCAAGTACCTGAAGAACCACCACCTTTAATATATCCAGATTGGTGGGCTAATTCAGACCCAGATAGGGATAAAGAGGGTGGTGAAAAAGGAGCGGGTTCTTATAATTACCAACAAAAAAATTCTAAAACAAAAAGAAGAAAAATACCACAAGAGGATTATCAAGCTAGAGGCGTATCATCAGCTGATGCCACATCTTATGATAAAACAATTAATGGTGTTGGTAAATTAGGAAGAATACCAATAAGAGAATGTTTCGTAGATGTACAAATAATAATTAAGGCTTTTGAAGAAAATGATAGTGTGAGAAAAGCTTTAAATCAAATTTTAGAAGAATTAACTGAAAGTAGTGATGGTTTATTTAATTGGAAATTAAAAGAAGGAGACACACCATCAGAAATACAAATAATTGATATGAATTATACAACATTATCTGAAAATGGTGAGTTAGATTTAGGTTTTGGTGATGGAAAAGGTGATGAGACTAAATTTTTTACATTTAATGTTATGTCACCAAATTCAATTGTTAAAGATTATAATTTAGACTTTAAATTACCAAGTGGTGATATTGGAAATCAATATGCCATATCAGGTATGAGTCATGGAGATACAATTTTTACATCTAATAAAAATATTCAAAATTCTGTAGCTACAGCTAAAATAGAAAAAGATTTATTAAAAATAATTTATGAACCTGATGTAGGAAATTTTAGACTTAATCAATTAAAAGAACAAACTGATTCAGAAGCTTACAATGTATTTGACTCCACTTATAACCTTATTGCAGGTGGACTATATAAAGTAAAAACACCAAATGGTCCTGAATTAATCGCAGGTACAGAACTTAGCTTATCATCTTCAAAAGCCGTGACAAATAAATCAGACGACCAACCTAAAGTTACACCAGAAGAAATAAATAAACGAAATGATGATAAAATGAGATTATTAGGTCGTAGGATAGCTAACAATTTTTCAGATTATTATAAATTTAAAAATACAACTGATGTTAGGCAACAAATACCTAATTTATTACCATATACTTTATCTTTAACCACTTATGGAATATCATCAATACAAGTTGGTGACACATTTAAAGTTGATTACTTACCACAAAGGTATTTTGATTCCACTTATTTACAAACCACACAAGTAAGTCATGATATTGGTGTGGGTGGTTGGTACACTACATTAAATACTCAATTTAGACTTATACCTAAAGAAGTAACAGATACATATAATACGAAGGATGAAGACAATATTAGAATATCACCATCGGTGTTAAACAATTTGGGTTTAAGTGAATGTTTAGAAGCTGATGATGGTCTGTTCACTTGGGGGAATGAATTTAAAATATCTCAGTTAGTTCAATTTATGACAGACGCTAGGATACATTATGATGAAAATAATAGATACGATTATTCCATTTCATTCAAAGCGGTTAATAAATTAACAGAAGATATAGAAGATTCATATGGTTTATTACAACAAAATCGTGGTAATTATCATACGGAAAGATTAGCATGTAAATTTAAGGGAAGAAATATAGCTGAAAAAGCTGCAAAGGAAATAAGTCAAGAGTTTTTTGATGAGATAGCACAACCAGCATCAGCCACAGAAAATAAATCTGTTATTCAAATTGCAAATGTTATAGTAGTCTCACCTATAAGAATAATACCTGGTGACAGGTATGAAATGATAATTCATGGTAACACATTTGGTCTATTCCACACTGGTAATCCGTTTTTTAAACAACAAAAAGAATTTTTTGCAAAATACACAGGAAGAAATTTTTAAAAAAAGCTTGTTTTATTCAAATAAATGTTATATATTGTAATACGATGTATTGTATTATTCCAATATTCAAAGACCCGAACTTACATCCATTACATAAAGATAATGGATTATCCGCACTATGGTGTCAACCAGAATCTGCAGAAGAACCATTCTTTATTATAGAACAACATCCTGATTCAGATAAAATGATGGAAGATTATTATTGGTTGAATGATAAATTAATTCAAACACCTGATAAAAAATTATTAAATCATTTCTATAAATTTGACAATGTGGTGGATAAAAACTTCATATGGTGGATAGATACAGGTAAACCATTTGATAACAATATTCGTAATAATGCAATAGATTTCTTGAGTAACAAATTCTACAATGTAAAAAAACTTAACGAAATTATACCATTATCGAAACACAATGAGTATTGTAGTGAGGTTTATAAGGGAATGGCTAGAGCATATGTTGGTGGAACTGATGATTATTATATGAATGATTTCATAGAAGCTTTCGGTTCAATTGAAAAAAATGGTGTAAAGGTATCCAATGATGTATGTGATATATTTGATATGAGAGTTAAGAAACATATATCTAATGGTAAACTATATAGTAATTACAATCTATGGACAACAACAGGTCGTCCAAGTAATTCATTTGGAAGTGTTAACTTTGCAGCTCTACCACCTGAAAAGAGAAAGGCTATAGTGGCTGAAAACGATTATTTGGTAGAAATGGATTATGATGCATATCATTTAAGAATAATTTCACAATTGGTTAAATATGATTTTGGTAAGGATTCAGTTCACGAACATTTGGCTAAACACTATGAATGTTC